GAGCACGCGAATCCGCGTCGACAGTGCGGCCATCTTCTCGGCGGGAAGCGCGACCACGCCGCGAATCACCTGGGCATACCGCTTGATGTGGCCGGGCCACTTCTCCAGCGTCCCCGAGTCGTCGATCAACACCGTCAGCGACGCCAGCCACGACGGCATCAGCGCCGCAGGGCACGCCGACTCGGCCTTGGCCTCGCCGCACGGTGGGTAGAGTGCCGCAAGCAGACACGCCGTCTCGCGTCCCTCGTCGTCCTTCCCCGTCCACTTGCCGCGAATCAGCCTGCCGTCTGCAACGAAGGCGTTGAGACGGTCGAAGTCCAGGGTTGCGGCGATGGTGGGCTTCATGGGGACACCGGGGCGTCAGTCTTCGGCGGCACCACGTCTTCGAACCAGAGCGACATAAGCCACGCGACGGCGGCCTCCTTGTGCTCGTGCTTCGGCTCGAACGAGCCCTGAATCGTGCCGAGGTGGCGAAGGGCGTCCGCCTTGTCGATGCCTGGATTTGAGATGAACTCGTAGCCCTTCAGCCCGCAAAAGAACCACTGCTGCTGGAGCGCGATCCACTTCCGTGCCTCGCCCCGGTCGCGCCGGAAGTCCTCGGGGATGCTCTCCATCGGAGGCATCAACTTCGCAAGCGCCCGCCCCGCCGAACTCCATGTCACCTTCACGGGCTCCATCACGCCGCCCCCACAGCACGCCGACCCAAAGCCCTCACCGAAAGAAGACCACGAGAAGGGGAGAGGGTACCGGAGTCCACCCGGGAGGCGATGCGGGCGGTCCGCTCGCGCATCATCTCGCCGATGGCCTCGGACAGAACCCTGTCGCTCAAGGCGGGCAGGGTTTTGCGGAAAGCGGCCCACTCTTGAGGCCCGTACTTGCCGGTTTGGTACTTCGAGGAGAAGTAGTTAGTGCTCCTGCGTCGCATGGCGCTTACCTCCGTCCGAGAACGTCCAACCGCCTAGGGCCGTGCGGGCCGTGGCCTCGCGCGTTCATCTCCCAATGGCCGGGCGCGGAAACGAACCGCGCGGCTCTACGTGGTTGGACAGGACCGTTGACCATCGGGAGTGTCAAAACAGGTACGCCGGTTTTTGTTCGGCGTAAAGTTCTTTTTGCTTGCGCAAGGGGGCGACTTGCACTATTGGGCGGAAATGTAGGTGAACATAGGACCAGTGGGGTGAAACTGGTATGAGTTTCGAAACTGGTGTTCACCGATTGCGCTGCGAGTCAAGCACACGCCTTGCGGCCTCGTGGTCGGCCTCGGAGCTTGGGCAGACCTTCGAGCGGGTTCTCGTCGATGCGCTCGGCCTTCACGGCTGCTCGCAGGAGCGCCTGGGCGGCGGCGAGCTCCAGGTTGAGTGAGCCCACGGCGCGCTTGGCCCCTCGGATCGTCTCCTCCTCAGCCCGCTCCCCGCGCCACGCGATGTAGCGCCCCTTGGTCAGCTCCGAGACGCGGAGGCCGCCGAAGTCTCGCAGGAACGGTACGAGCGTGGCCTTGGCTTGCCTCGTTGCCGTCCGCAGGTACCAGCGGCCTATCTCGTCGATGGTGGGGTCAGCGCGCTTCGCGGGAGCGCGGCCGGCAGAGAGGGCTTGGACTGCCGCAGTCAGTGCGGCTATCTGCGCACGGAGCGCCTCCGCATCTCCCTCATCCATCGCCCACGCGTATTTTTCGCGACCGTGACGTTACGTGTCTAGCTGGGCAGACGCGCAGCGGCAGAGCGCCTCATATCTCGGGGAGTGAGGGTTTCGTAGCTCACGGCTCGCCTTTACCTGTAGATGCGGCGAGCCTGCGGACGCGTGCCTCCAAGTCTCTGATTTGGGCATCGGTCCATGTTTTGCCCTCCATCGCTTTGACGCAGTCAAGACACAGGCCGATCCAGCAAAGTTCATCCTTGCCGCAGTATCGACAGAGGCTGGCCGCTTCCCACTTGCGCACATCAGCCAGCGCGGCTCCACCCCAGCGGAGTAGGCACGGGTGAGTTCTTCTTCCATGCACTCCTCGTTGATCGGGATGTGTCGCCGGAACGCGGCGCGCGCCTCAGCCCTCGCATCGAATGACTTGCTCATCGCTTTCCCTCCCGTCTACGGACGACGTTGAGAACGCCGCGCATCCGAATATCGAAGTCCTCATCTGGGTTGTCGCTATCGGCGTCGGGGTTGAACCACTTGTCGACCATCGCCTTGATCAGCTCCCCGTCATCCGAGTTTTCCCCGAGATTGCTAACGCCCTTCACGGTGGAGGGTGTGCCTAAACTCGGGGCGTCATCCCCTGAAGGGAGAACGGGGGCAGCGGTGGCGACGAGCGCCGCAAGGTCAGGCAACTCGTCGTCGTTGATCCACAGTCTCGCCAACTCTTCGCCGCAGTCATTGACCACGGTCAGCGTCCAGCCGCTCTCGATGTGCATTTCCGTCCAGGCGAGCGTGAAGCGACCCTTTGTCTCCGCCCTCGGAGGGATGCGTGGGGCTTCGGTGGGGACGGAGTTGGCTTTCTTGCACCCGCCGCACACTCCGCACGCCCCTTGATGGGGCAGTTTCACAACGCACGGCCAGGGCTTCGCCGTCTCCCGTGGCGCTTCGGTGGGAGTGGGGGCGGCACCTGCAAGCTGTCCCGTCGGGAGCGGTCCCACCTTCGCGACAAGGGACTCGGACGTTGCCGGCGTCGAGCCGGTGCCTTTACACAGACGGCAGTTACGCGCGATGGACTTCGACGGGTCGGCAAACGACGGGGTCTCTCGTTTGCCCGTGCCCTTGCACAACGGGCACGTATCCCGCCCCTCTCCCTCACTAGGAGTAGGGGGAGGGGTTGGCGCCGTCGGCGGCCCCACGATGCTGTTCATCTTGAGCCACAAGGCGAACGCTTCCAGCTTCATCGCCCCCAGGCTTGCCACCGCCTCCTCGAACGCCTCCCTGCGCCCCGCCGCTCGCGCTTCGGCGATGTCATCAGCGCTGTTGACGCAGACATGCTTCGCAAGCTCCCCCCGGGCCGCGTCGAGGTCGGCCTTCGTCTTCTCCTCCATGAGCAGCGCGAAGGCGGCAACCTCGGGGCGAACGTTCAACGCCCGCGCTTCGTCCCGCTCCTTCGTCAGTCGGGCGACTTCGGCGGCGTGGGAGGCAAGGGCTTCGGTGATGCGGTCGCACTGCTCCTCCTGGGCGACCATCGGGTGCTCGTGCTCGCCGTCGTGCTGCCATGCGAGCCCAAGCAGCCGATGCGCCTCCGCTCGTGCCTCAGCCTCTTCCCGGGACTCTGAGTCGCTGTTGGTGATCATGGGCGGGCCTTCTCTCTGAGGGTGGGGTCTTCCGTGGTCATGGGGTCACGCATCGGGAAGGTTCTCCCAATCCATGCGCCCCGTGTACGGCTCCTTCGACAACCCGATGTGGCGCTTGCACACGCGCGTCCCACGGCAACAGTCGAGCTTGAGCGCGTTCGCCGGGTTCTCGTTGCGGTGCTCCTTTCCCTTGCGGGCAGCCAGCCACTCGCAGCCGTTCAGGTGAACGACGAGGCGGTCACGTCCGTAGCCGCCGCACGGGCACGGAGCTGAACCGAGGGCGGGCAGACGGTCGCTTGGCTTCTTCCATGCGGAGCAGCCGCAGGCGTACCCCGCAGCGTTCACATCGCAGCAGGCCACCGGCTTCGCTACAGGATCGGCGTGGGCGGCGCAGCGGCCATCGCCACAGGGCAGGCAACCAATGATCGCTGGTTCCTGGCATCGGATGCACACGAAGAATTTCGGCGGCTTCTCCCACCGATGCACATGCTCCCCCTTCCCCGCACTCGGAGATTCGGGGGTGGAGGCGCCGTAGCGGACGAAGACACCGACGCCAGTGCTGAAGAAAGTCGCCGCTCGCTCCGATGGCCTCCCGGTGTCTTCGTAGACACAACGCCACTCGCCGTTAGCGTCCTGCGTTCCGTCGAACGTCAACAAGCCACCCGCACCACGCCAAACGTCCCCGTTCTGCGGCGGAAAACGTCCCTTCTCCACCCTCCCATCCCCCTCTTGGGGGACGGATGCGGGAGGGTCGGAGATGAGATCGGCGTGGTCACGCAGGTACGAGACATCGCCTTCGCTGGTCACGCCGTCATCGTGACGAACGAGTGCTCGCTGCTGGCCTCCGACTCCGCGAACGAACGCGGCCACCGCTGCGTCCGTGCCGCGAGTATCCTTACCATCGGGGCGGCTCCACCATGAGTCGCGAAACCGCACCCGCGTCCCAACTCGTACCGTCTTCGGATCAATCGCCATGCTCTCTCCCTCCTCTTAGTCGAGCGTAACGAACGGGATGTCGTCGTCTCCCAGCGGAGATCCGGGAGGCTGCTCCGGGGCCGCAACCTTGGAGCTAGACCCACCCCCACCCTCGGAACGCTCCCCGCCTCCGAGGAACACCACGCGGTCAGCAACGATTTCGGTCTTGAAATGCTTCACGCCGTCCTTGTCCCAGGACCGCGTCTGGAGGCGACCCTCCACCGCAACCTCACGGCCCTTTGCCAAGAACTTGGCCGCGTTCTCGGCGGTCTTGTCCCAGCAAACGACCGAATGCCACTCCGTTGTCTCCTTGTCCTTGAACTTCTCCGAGGTAGCGACGCTGAAGTTGCAGACGGCCTTGGAGGATGGCGTGTAGCGAAGCTCGGGGTCCTTGCCCAAGCGGCCGATGATCGTAACGCGGTTCAGGCTTCCCATTTACGTTGTCTCCTTGTCGTTGGTCATTACCCGCACTTCCGCATCGCCTGGTACTTCGTCAGCATCTCCTCGTATTCGGAGGTCTGATACCCGAGCGAGAGCAGCTCGTAGGCGGTCTGAAAATCGCGGTCCTCGAGGTCGCTCACGGCGTTGACGCCGAACCTGTCGTGAAGCCACCGCTTCTCGTCGTCCTGGAGCGGGAACGCGGCGGTGAGTAGGTCTTCGAGAGGCGGGGGTGGGTCGTTGGCGGGGGGTACTGCGGGGGCGAGTTCCTGTTGTGCTGCAATGGCCCTCGCTCCTTGCTGCTTGATCTTCGCCTCGTACCTGTCGATGAGGTTGGAGATTTGAGCCACGCTCAGCTCGTTGGAGTGCTCGCACGGAGTCCCGTCCTGGCGCTTGAAGGCGGCAAGCTGCTTGCGGTAGGCGTCCTCGGTGAGCCCTCCGACTTCTTTCTTGAGGGCGTGGAGCTTGGCGACCTGGCCCGCCGTGGCGAGCTTGCCATCGTGCTTGATGGTGTTGGCGCGGGCGGGCTTAGCCGGGCTGGCCGTCGTGGAAGTCGCGGTCATCGGCGTCCCAGCCCTGGGGCTCTCCGTCGCAGCGGCACCAGTTATCATGGGCGCACCCGCCTTTGGGCCAGCCGGGGCAGCCTCCTTCTGAGGGGGCGTGTAAGCCGGGGCGTCGGCCTGGGCCATCTCCTCGGGGCTGTAGACGCCTCCCAACTCGTTGGGGAACGCTCGGCGCAGGGCCAGGCACTCGGCGCACTTGCCAAGCATCAGAGGCCCCATGCGCTTCCACATCTCCGTGAGCCCGTATTGTCCCTCTTGCTTGTATTGCTCCCACGTCGCCACGGCCCACAGAGGCTCTTTGAAGTCGTTGCGCAGGACGCCCACCTTGGCGGCCTTCGGCGGGTCCTTGTCCAACCACACCTCGCGCCACGTCTCACCGTCCGCAGTCCAGAACGGCCCCAACTGGCCCGCGTAGTTGCCATTCCGCTCGGCGACCACCCGGAAGCCGTCGACGCTGACCTGGGTCTGCATGACGTTGCGGTTGGCCTTCTTGTTCCAGCGGAACACGGCGAAGATTTGCCGCGCGAAGGGATCAAGCTGGAGCCGCTGCGCCACCTGGACGAACAACTGGAGTTCGTCGTCGGAGGCGTCGGGGCAGATCGTCCGCTTGATGAGGTCGATTTGGTCCCGGCTGAACTCGGCCGGCCGGATGGCGATTGCAGCGGTCATCGGCGAATGCCCTCCACGAACTTCGCAAACGCTTTGCCGGCGTCATCCGTCGTCACGCGATGCGGACCGACGAGATCCACGGTCGGTCCAAGGATCGAAAGGCAACGCGCGCCGTACTCGCGCCAGTCGTCGCCCTCTTTCCAGCGCGGCGCCGTCGGCACCTGCCGCGCAACCTCATCGGCCGCAGCGTCGTGCAAGTCCTCCCGCTCCGCTCGCTTGTCGGCCTGGAGTTGGCGCAGCAAATGGAACACGGGGTGCTCGTTGTAGACGGGTCCGCTGATTCGGGAGTCTCCCCAATCGGGGCGCTGCTCCAGGTCTGCTATCTCGTCGTCGGACCACATCACGGCGCCGCCTTTCTGATGGCGTCCCAGGCGTTGAGCCACTGGCGCAGATTCTCGGCGGCCTCCAGGTTGAGGCTCCCGTCGAAGTCTTCCCGGCGCCTCGGCTCCCCGCTCTCCCGTTCGAAGTCCCAGGCGAGAATGAACAGGTTGTTGAACTCGTCGATGTGGACGCGCATCTCGGAGTCGCCGTCGTACTTGTTCAGCGAGATACCGGCCTCGTAGCGCAGGAACGGCAGGCTCACGACGCACCTCCATGAACGAGACGCGCCACCACATACCCCACCACCCCTCCACAGAGAGCCACGGCGCAGAGGAAGAGAGCGAACCTCACGAGGCACGCCCCTTGCCGCGCTTCGCAGCCTGCATCCCGCGCCACGCCGCCATCGCATTGATCCACTCGGCCGCGAGGCATGCCATGTCGTAAGACCGGCGCTGCTCGGGCTTCATTTGCTCCTCGGTGTAGCCGGTGAAGTCCTCGGGACCGCCCGCCTCGAAGTGCGACGCGAGTCCGATGAGCCCGTCCATGACTCCCTTCGTGAGGCGGGGTTTCATGGTGTCGCCTCCAGGAGGGCGCGCACGGCGTCGGGCGTCTTGCACATGATGCGCGTGTCGACGCCCTGCGCGAACAGGCGCCCCGGCTGCGCCATCGCCTCCCAGCGCGAAGCGCCATCTTCCTCCAGTCCGACAGCGCGGCGAAGCGCGCGCGCCACGGGGCACTTCGTGCAGACGTTCGTCGAGCCCTTGGCGATGTCCTGCTGCGTGACCTCGATTTTCATCTTGAACCCTCCTGCGAGAACTCGCGCGCCGTCTTCTGTCCGACCACGATCACGAACTTGTGCCCCGGCTTGTCCTCGAGCACGCGCCGCGCGACGCACGCGAAGTGCGCGACCGCGTCCGGGTTGCGGCGAGCCTTCCACGGGAGGCGGTCCTCCGTCGAGCACGCGGCGCCGCACAGGTGGCACTCGGGCAGCGTCAGCGTGGAGTTGCACTCCAGGCAGTTGCGGAAGATGAGGCCGCCGACCGCATGGGGCGCCCACGGGATGGGGGCGGTCTTCTCGAAGAACAGGTTGGCGTCGGCGCGCAGGGCGTCGTGGGCCTCGAAGGGGCAGCAGGGGATCATGGTCAGCCCCCCGGCATCGACGGCGCGCAGGCCATCTGGTTGCGCGGCGCGCTCGGCCTCGTCAGCCTCGTCGATGGCATCCATGAGGCCAGGGTACTCGCGACGCAGGCGCGCGCTACCAAGGGCCTGGGCCTCGCGTTCGTCCAGCTCGATTCGGTCTTCGCTCGTCATGGGAAGACGGTAGCACGGGTCAGATTTTGACGTCAACTAATTATTTACGACGTCGGTTGACGCCGCGAAAGTGCCCGTGCTAGGAGACGTAAGCATGGGACGAAAGGCCAAGCACCCGAGCAAGCGAAAGAGTTGCCGCCTCGCGTTGCGGTTCGTGCCGTCGGTGTGGCGCGACATCGCGGCTGCGGCGAGGTTCGATAAGAAGGACCCGTGCGCGTGGGCCGAGGAGAACCTTGCCGTCGTGGCGGGGGCGGTGATCGTGCTCGCCGAGGGCAAGAAGCCTTGACGTTCGACCTTCGCCTAGGCGACTGCCTCGCGCCCGACGGTCTCGCGTCGATCGCTGACAAGTCGGTGGATCACGTCATCTGCGACCCGCCGTACTCCGAACGCGTCCATCGCAGGCTTGGCAAGGAATGGCGCAGCGACGGCATCGCCACGCGGGACGCCCTGACGTTCGGCCACATCACGCGAGAGGTGATGGACGCCATCGCGGCCCACGTCGCTAGGGTGACGCGTCGCTGGGTTCTCGTCTTCTGCGACGAGCTTAGCTTTGGCGAGTGGGTGACCGCATTCGAGGCGGCCGGGGTCGAGTACATCCGAAAGGGGACCTGGGTAAAGTTGTGCCCGATGCCGCAGATGAGCGGCGACCGGCCGGCGACGGGGACCGAGGAGATCGTCGTCGGGCATGCACCTCGCCAGTCGGGGCGAACCCGCTGGAACGGGGGCGGCAAGACGGCGGTCTATCGGGCCAACCCGCAGGAGGACATCGACAGCCGCGCGCACCCCGCGCAAAAGCCGCTGACGCTCGTCGAGGCCATGGTTCGAGACTTCACCGACCCCGGCGAAACGATCCTCGACCCCTTCGCCGGCTCTGGCACGACCGGCGTCGCCGCGCTTCGCCTCGGTCGCCGCTTCATTGGCTGGGAGCGCGACCCGAAGTACCACGCCATCGCGTCGAAGCGCCTCGCGGGTGAGCGCGTGTTGCCCGACGGGTTCCTCGACGAGCGACAGGGGTCGCTGCTCGAGTACGTCAAGCCGCGCCCTTGACAGCCGGCGCGCCCGCGGCGACCTTCGGCGTAAGTGGCGCCAACGAATACGGCCGGGCGAAGACTCCACGCTGACCGGAACCGACCGGCGAGTGGATCACCGAGAAACCCGCCCGCGCGGACGCGTGGGCCGAGGCTGGGCGCGCACGGTTCGGCATAGCCGTCGAAGGTGCGGCAGCGCGCGTCAGCAGCGCAGCCCTTCCGGCGTCTCCCCGTAGAGCAGCAATCGGGAGAGAGAGCGACCCACAGAGGGGGCTTGACAGGCCGAAGGCACGCCCGTACGGTTCGATGGTCAAGCTTGCTTGACGATTTTCTCGAACTCGGCAGGAGTACCTGAGCATGGAGAATCCAGGGGGCCAGGGGGTCGATGCATCAGCGCCCACAACGGAGTCGGAAGGACGCAGGCTCGCGGCGCCTCACGTCAAGGCAGCGATTGACCGTCTCGTGGAGCTCTTGGCCTGCGACGGTCGACAAGCCCATGTGGCCGCGAACGCTGCCCGGTCTTTGGTTGACATCGCCGAGGGACGTGACGCCGCGGTCGAAAGGCTCGTCGAGGCGAAGCTCAAGAAGCTGATCGAGGAGGCCAAGCGCGACCAGGCTGGTCGCCCGCTACTGCGGTCGGTCGGATGACTCAGCGATACATCTTCGCCCCGTCGACCTTCGCTCTCATGCAGGCCGCGGTTCCATGCACGTCGGATGGCGGCCTTCGCATTCCGATCGTCGCGTCGCGCTTCTGCCCGGAGTGGGGACCGGAGCCGACGCGCATCCGCCGTTTCGTGCGCGCGCGCCTGCTCGGGCATCGGCGCCTGTGGGTGCAGAAGTTCGCGGCGTGGTGGCTCCGCGTCGAGCGTCGCCAGCGCGTCGTCTACCTGCTCAGCGCGCCTCTCATCCAAATGCGCGTGAACCTGTGACTGCCGCCGAGTTCGCGATCGACTTCGCGTCGCGCCCCGCCGAGCCGAAGGACCACGCGTTCATCGTCGATTCGTTCTTCCGCTCGTACCTCGCTAGCGGGCACGTCGCCGGCATCCGTGACCGCTTCTCGGCGCTCGTGGGGCAGCCGTTCCGCGCGTGCCTGCGTAACGTCGAGGACAAGCCCGACGCCCTGCTCGCGGCGCGCGTCGTTTACCCCGTCGAGGAGCCGACCGAGATCGCGGGCTACGCGGTATGGTCGCCGCGGCACCGCTGCTTGCTCTACATCCTGCGCAAGCCGGCATACGCGGGCTGCGGCGTGACGGCGTCGCTGTTGCGCACGATGCCCACGACGGTGAGCACCGAGGCGCGCGACCAACGGCCGTATCTGATCCACTCGTTCTCGACGGCGGCGTTCTCGCGCGTGTGCGGGCAACTCGGCATTCGCACGCGCTACTCGCCGTTTCTGTTCCTGCGAATCCTTGACGAGCTGACGGAGGACCCGACGACATGAGCGCGACCAAGCTGGACGACATTGCCGCAACCATCGCCGAGGCGCGCGCGCTCGAGCGCATCCCGCAGGCGACGGAGGCGTACGGCATTCGCCCGTACTCGGACCACGTGCTGGTGCGCCAGCCCAAGCGCGGCGCCCGCATGCGCGAGAACTCGCTGCTCTGGATGCCCGGCGAGGGCGAGCTGGGCAACCAGGCCGAGGTGTTGGCCATCGGTCCCGGCCGCGAGCGCGAGGACGGCACGTATCGCCCGATCAACGTGCGCGTCGGCGACCGTGTGATCCTCGCCGTCGCGACCTACAACAGCATCGCCGTCGACGCGCAGACGACCGACGAGAGCGGCGGCGTCATGAACGAGTCGATCGATCTGCTGCTCGTCAAGGAGGGGCTCATCATCGGCGTGGTCGCGAAAGAGACGGTGCTCCTCTCAGCGGGCAAGCAGCCGAAGAACTACGCAGAGGAGTGGGGCGCCAATGCCGAGTGACGTGATTCCAGCATGGGAGGCGAGCCGGCTCGCTCGCATCGCGGCGGGCGGCTCTCATCTTCCGACCGGGCAAGAGCTTGCCGAAAAGGCCCGCGACGGCGCGAAGCTCACGCGGTGGGAGGCGCGAAAGCTGCACCGCTTCCAGGTCGCGCGCGGCTTCACGCGCTTCCTCGCGCACAGGCCGATGGTCGGGCGCCCGCGCTCCCGCGCCGTGTTCGATCACCGCGTGAAGATGCTGGAGCGCTGGGACCGTGGCATGTCCTGGTGGCACAAGCGGTTCGCGTCCATGCGCAAGCAGTCGACGACCGTGCGCCTCGGGCGCAACGCAGCCAAGCGAGCCGCGCGAGGGCGCAAGAGGTAGCCTCTCCGCTCGACCTCGCCCGCGAGCTCGTCGCACTCTCTAGGACTGCCGACGCCTCACGCTTCGACCTTCGGGCCGCCTGCACGCCCGTGGGTTCGGGCGCGACCGGCGCCGTCCACGAGAAGCAGCTCGCCGCCGTCACCGACGAGTCGCGGTTCATCGTCTGCTGTCTCCCGCGCCGCTCGGGCAAGACGATGATGGAGGCCATCCGCGCGACGCTCAAGTGCCTGTCGAAGCCGGGCGCCGTCGTCTGGTACCTCAGCTTCACCATCTCGTACGGTATCGACACGTTCACAGACGGGTGCCTGCGCCCGCTGCTCCAGCGGTTCGGCATTCAAGCCGAGTTCAGCGACGGCGGCGCCAACGTCACGTTCGGCAACGGCTCGACCATCGCGATCCGAGGCATCGACGACGTGCACAGCATCGAGAAGCTGCGCGGCCGCAACCCACCCGACCTCGTGTTCCTCGACGAGTGCCAGTCGATGCGCGAACAGCTGCTCAACCCGATGGTAAACAACATCATTCGCCCCGCGCTGCTCGACCGCGAGGGGACGCTCGTCGTCACGGGCACGCCGTCGCCCACGCCGGCCGGGTTCTTCTACGGCATCTGGACGAACAAGCATTGGTCGCGGCACTTCTGGAACCTCTACGACAACCCGTCGAAGTCGCGCGCGTTCTACGAAGCGTTCCTCGCGAAAGAGCGCGAAGACCGAGGCATCACCGAGGCGGACCCATCGTATCGCCGCGAGTGGCTTGGCGAGTGGGCCATCGAGGAGGAACTTCGCGTCTACAAGTACGGCGCCGTCAACGCGCTCGACGCCGACCGCGAGGACTTCCGCCTCGACTCGGGCATCCGCGGCACGCGCGTCACGTCGCGACACCCGCTCATGTCGACACACCACCGTCACCTGTGGCGGCACGCGGTCGGCATCGACATCGGCTCCGGAGACCGCACGAGCGTCCTCGTGCTCGGGCAGCACCTCCATGACACGCACGTATTCCACCGATTCGAGTGGACCATCGCGCGCAAGCAGGAGCCCGTTCAGTCCGACATCGTGCCCGTGCTGCGCCACATCCGCGACGAGTACGGCCCGCTGCACTGGTTCTTCGACTCGGGCGGAGCGGGCGGCAAGCTATTCATGACGACGCTTCAGCGTGACCACGGCTTCCCGTTCATCGAGGCCGCGAAGAAGACCGACCGGCGCGGGCAGATCGACTTCGTCAACACGTGGCTACGGCGCGGTCAGCTGCTCATCCCCGGCGTTTCGCTGTGCGCCGAGGACGCGATGAAGACGCTGTGGGACGCCGACAAGTTGAAGCAAGGCATCTGGGAGTACGCGCCGCAGTGGCACCCAGACCCGATGGAAGCCCTGCGCTACTGCGCGACGGGCGTATTCCCGCACTGGTTCAAGGAGAAGGACATGAGAACGCCGAAACAGAAGATGCTCGCCGCCGACCGGGTGGAGGACGAATTGGAGATGCCAAACGAGAACGGCCTGGTGGCCGGCGACGTGTCGCTGCTCGAGGAAGACGCGCGCGCGTTCGGCGGCGGCGGATGGAGCGGCCTGTGAGCATGTACCCGACGGAGGAGGAAATCGGCGGCGCGCTCGAGGCCGCCGCGAAGCACGGCAAGATCGCCGAGTTCCAGTTCGGCCCCGTGCGCATCGTCTACCGGCCCGAGGCCCCCGCGCCCGAGAAGGCGAAGCCCGAGGAGCCGCCCGCGCGCCCCGACGCCCTGCACCTCGTCGGCAACCTGCCGACGTTCCCCGAGCCCGACCGTGTTCAATTCCCCGGCGACGACGCTCCCCGCGAGTCCGTCGGCTGGGCCACCGAGAACCCCGCCAAGGAGTGAATGAGCCATGCCCGAATCCACGCAAGCCACCACACCGAGCCCCGCGGCCCCTGCCGCCGCGCCCGTCATCAAGCCGTCCGACCTCCCCGAGCCTCCCGCTCAGGCGCCCCGCGCGCGCCGCGCCAAGGCGACAGCGGCGGCCGAGCCCGCGTTCTCAGACGGGGGCGGGAGGGACGCCGACCCCGAGGTGATGAGCGTCAACCCGACGCCGCGCGAGCAAGCCGGGTGGAAGCCAGACCCCTTCGCGAACAAGACGGGCAGCGGGCCCCAGGCGCTCGCGGGCGAAGACCTCGTGCGGCGCGGCGGCGGCGCCGAGGTGCGCGTCGAGGACCGCCAGGCCAAGCTCGTCGAGAAGTTCCGCGCCGACAAGGCCGTGACGAAGCTGCTGCGCGACGAGCGCGAGAAGCGCCACGGCGCGTTCGACGAGCGGAAGGATGCGCCCGAGGGCGACGACGAGGCGCCCGAGATGTCGCCCGAGGAGGCGCGCGCCAAGGGCGAGGAGGCCGGGGGAGACGAGAAGCCCGAGGTCGAGGAGGCGCCCGCGCGCGAGGAGCGCAAGACGGTCGCCGAGATCGCCCGGCTCGAGCGCGAGAAGCGCGAGCTGCGCCAGAAGATCAAGGCCGCCGAGGGATCGCGCACCGAGGCCGCGAAGCTGGCCGCCTACCGAGAGATCGCGAAGGAGTATCCGATCGCCGCCATCCAAGCGATGTTCCCGGACCTCTCGGTCGACGCCATCTACGAAGACGACGTCAAGGGCAAGAGCAAGACGGCCCCCGCCGACAAGCTGAAGGTCGACCCGGCCGCGCGGCTCGCCGAGGAGGACGCGCGTAGCGGGCGCGACGCCGAGCTGGAGGAGGAACGCAGCAAGCGCCAGGCGGCCGAGGCGCAGCTCGCACAGGGGCGCATCGAGCGCGCGGCGGCGGCGCAGGCGAAGGCCGACCCCAAGCGCTGGGAGCTGTGTCAGCGCGACCCTGACATCGGCGCCACTGTCATGAAAGAGGCGCAGCGCCTGCTGTCCGAGTCCGACGCCGAGGCGGGCGGCGCCGGGAAGGGCTGGCGGCCGAAGGACGACAAGGAGGCCGCCGAGTTCCACGCGGCCATCCTCGACGATCTCGAGAAGCACTATGCCGAGCTCGGCAAGCGGTACGGTCGCGCGGCTGCGCCCGAGAAGAAGCCCGCGCCGAAGGTGCCGCCGCGCGGCCAGGGCGGCAGGTTCGCGCCCGACGACAAGCCGATCGACAACTACCGCTACTCGCGGCCTCCGAAGCGCGAGAGCGTCGAGGATCGACAGGACCGCTTGATTGCGAAGTTCCGAGGCGTTACTCTGACGGACGACTGAGATCGTAGGCGAGCGAACGGTTCGCTAGCGGGAAACTCCAGCCCGAGCAGTGGGCGGCACGGCGCGCGTGGTGCGCAGCCGGCATGACTTCACGTCAGGAGTTTTCCCATGGCGATTCCGAGCACACTGGCTCTCGCGGTCTACAAGGAGTTCTACGACGACAACTACGTCGACCTCATCTACCAGAAGAACCCGCTGTCGGGGATGATCCCGAAGCGCGCGGGGTACGGCAAGTACGTCGATTACCCCGTGAAGTACGGCTACACGCCGGGCCTGTCGGCCGACTTCGCGACGGCGGCGGCGAACCAGTCCGTCGAGATCACGACGAACTTCCAGGTCCCGTACGTCAAGAACTACGCCGTCGAGACGGTGCAGAACGTCGACGTCGAGCTGTCGTCCAACGACGTCGGCGCGTTCGTCAACGTGCTGACCGACGGCCTCAAGGGCGCGATGCGCGCCGCGGGCCAGACGGGCGAGACGCAGCTGTTCGGCAACGGCACGGGCCAGCTGTCGTCCATCACGTCGAACACGGGCGCGGGCCCGTACGTACTGACGCTCCCCTACATCGGCGACATGTACAAGTTTGGCGTCGGCCAGACGTGCGTCACGGCGACGAACGCGACGAGCGCCACGGATACGGGCTCGTTCACGATCACGGCGGTCGACGTCGGCAACCAGCAGCTGACCGTCACGGCCAACGGCGGCTGGACGCCCACGAACGCGCACCTGATCTTCCGCCAGGGCGACTACTCGACGGCGGGCAGCACGAAGCTCGCGCTGTTCGGCCTCGACGCGTGGTTCCCCGTCACGCGCACGGGCCTCGCGACGTCGTTCTGCAACGTCACGCGCAGCAACGCCCCCGACCAGCTCGCCGGCAACTACGTCGACGGTCGCGGCCTGCCGCTCGTCGTCGCGTTCAACAAGGCGGCGATGCGCCTCCTGCCGTGGGACGCGGCCGACCCCGACACCATCCTCGTGAGCACCACGCAGTACGGCAACCTGCGCGACCAGCTCGACAGCAAGGCGCGCTATGTGAACGTCCAGGGCAAGGGCCTCGACGTCTACTACCGCGGCATCGAGGTCGACGTCGGCAACACGACGGCGACGGTCTTCCCGTGCCCCAAGCTCACGGACGACCGCGCCTACGTGCTGACGATGAGCACGCTCAAGCTGCACGCGCCGGGCAACCAGTTCATCAAGCCGACGCCGCTCGCGTCGACGGCCTCCGGGTACGTCGACACGTACAACGATGACAGCGTGCAGATCCGTCAGCGCCTCCTCGGGGCGGCGACGTGCTCGGCGCCCATCGCCAACGCGGTAGTTCAGCTCCAGTAACAGGGGGACATCATGGTCGCGCTTCCCACATGGATCGCAGGCGGAAACGCCGACACGCTCGACATCTGCCCGGGCGTGGTCAACGCGTCGATCACGTTCGACATCGGCGCGACCGGCGCCCCGACCCTGCGCACCGGGCAGGGCTCGGGCACCGGGTACGTCACCGTGTCTCGCACGAGCGCGGGGCTCTACAACCTCGCGTTCGCGGCGGGCCGCGTGAAGTCGCTCAAGAAGTGCGGTGTCTTCGTCAACCTCGTGGCCGCAACCACGGGTGGCGTCTGGGCCGCGCTCACTGAGGATGACGCCGCCGGCAACTCGTCGCCGAATATCACGGTGACGTGCTACGCCGTCGGCGGTGTCGTCGCCACCGACCCGGCGAACGGCAACAGCGTCACGGTCGACCTCAAGCTGTCCGTGCTCGTTTGATCGACTTCGGCGGCACAAAGTCGAAGTTCCCGGGGCTCGCCTCGGGAAAGCCGAGAGTCGTCGAGGAAGACGAGGACGAGAGTCCTGACGTCGATGACGATGCGGACGACCGTGCCGCCGAAGGCAGCAGCAAGTCGGCCCTCGCATCGGCCGAGAGCGCGCTGGTTCAGGCGCTCTCGGCGGTGCGGAAGGCCATGAAGGGCTGAGGCGTGGCTGGCCTGCGCGAGCCGATGCGCGCGGAGTGGTACTCGCTCCCGCGACAGGGTGACGACGGATACGCGCCGCTGACGGTCGCGCAGTACGTGACGCGCAAGGCGGCGTCGATCGAGAACTTCAACTACCAGGCGCGCTGGCGCTCGTCGATCTGGGCGCGCCTCGCGATGGGCCGCGACATCCCCATGTCGTTCGGCATGTCGATGAGCCGGCGCGTGGGGCCGCTCGCGAACCAGCTGCGCAACGCGACCTACGTCGAGCCGCACCACAACGTGGTCGCGCTCGGCATCGACACGTTCAACAACCGGATCGGCGTCAACAAGCCGTGGGTCGTGCCCGAGACGAACGGCGGCGACTTCTCGCTTCAGACGAAGGCAGCCGAGCTTCGCGAAATCTTCCACGCGCGCTTTCGGGCCAAGCGTCTCTACCAGGACGTGTTGCCTTGGTGCTTCGCTGACAACGCGACGTTCGGCACGACGTGGGCGAAGGTGGCGCCGAACCACGCCGGGACGGACACCGACATCAAGCGCGTGCTCGACGACGACATCCTCTACGACGAGGTGCAGGCCGGCGTCATGTACCCGCGCGATCTCATCCATCGCGAGTACATCCTGCGCGACGACCTCCTGTCGCTGTGGGAGCACGACCCCGAGGCGAAGGCGGCCATCCTGAACGCGCCGACGGCGTTCCCTGGTGTCACGGGCACCGAGAATGCGGCGTTCGACAACATCATCTACCTGCTCGACGCCTACAAGCTCCCGCGCGCGAACGGCGACCCGGGGCGGCGCGTGCTGTGCCTGCCCAACTTCGTGTTCGTGGACGACGACTGGACGAAGGACCACTACCCGCTCGCGAAGATGATTTGGAAGCCGCTCAACCTCGGCATCCGCGGGCAGGGTATCCCCGAGATGGTCTACAAGATTCAGCAGAACATCGACCGTCTCGACCGCACGATCGTGTCGCAGCAGGTTCACGGCTCAGTGTTCACGGTGCTCAACCGCAAGGGCTCTGGCCTCGTCGCGCAGCACTTCGCGAACAAGCAGGGTCGCGTCTTGCAGTGGGACCTGGAAAAGCCCGAGTTCTTCACGCCCGTCGCCGTCGACCCGGCGACCATCCAGGAGCGCAACGCCGAGATTCAGCAGGCGCTGAACTTCATGGGCCTGTCGCCCCAGGTGACGAGCGGCGCGCGCGACCCTGGTGTCACGGCCGGCACGGCAATCCGCGCGAAGGAACAGCAGATGGACGTGCGCCACATGCAGCCGGCGAAGGCGCTCGAGCAGTTCGTGGTCGACATCGCGACGCTGCTCCTCGAGTCCGACAAGGAGGTCAAGCCCGAGTTGACCGTTGCCGGCAAGCTCGAGCGCGTCGATTGGGACAGCTACAGCATGAAGCCGGGCGACGTGAAGCTGACGGCGTTCCCGGTGTCGGGCCTGCCGAACGAACCCGAGGGGCGCTACCAGCAGATCGCCGAGTGGTTCGCGAACGGCCAGATCAACCAGCAAGAAAAGATGCTCCTCGACGACATGCCAGACACGAACGCCTACGTCGACCTCGCCACGTCGATGCAGCGTCACGTTCTCCAGGTACTCGATCGCATAGTCGAGACGGGCAAGTTCGAGGCTCCCGACGCGTTCGAGAATTGGGAGACGGTCATTCAGATCGCGCAGTCGCGGCTCAAGCAGGCCGAGGTTCGCGGCGTGCCTGACGACCGGCTGCGCCTGCTTGAGCAGTGGATTGAGCTCGCGTTCGACCTCATGCACAACCCCGACGCGCTCCCGCAGCCGGCCGGCATAATGCCCCCCGCTGGCCTCCCGTCGGCCGCGCCCGGCCTCCCCGCCGCGCCGCCGCCCCAGGTCGCCCCCAGCGCGGCCGCGCCGGCCACGCTCGCGCCTGCGGGGGTCGTCCAGTGACCGCCGTCGTGACCAAGACCGTCGCGCAGCTCATCGACGACGCGCGCACGCACGCCGACATGCTCAACACGACCGCCGTGGGCATGACGGATGCGCGCATCCTTGGCCTGCTGAACGAGCGCGCGCAGGAGCTTCACGATCTGATCCTCGGCGTCGACAACAGCTACTACATCGACAAGTACGACTTCAGCCTGCCCGACTCGGTGTTGCAAGCGCTCTACACGGCGAAGAACCTCGGCACGGCGCCGGCCAACTGGAGCGCGTGCCCCGACGGGTACTACAAGGACGTCGGCCTCGACATGAACCCGACGCAGCCGACGCCGATCACGTGCCGCAACTTCAACTTCGCCGAGCGCAACAACCCGAACCGCCGCACCTGGCACACGTACAAGCCCGTGGGGCGCAAGGCCGGCGTCCAGGTGCTCGAGCACCTGTGCGGGAACTCGTCGCAGAACACCGCGGGCGACTACCGACTCTGGTTCGTGGGGCGCGCGCCCGTGCTCGCCGAGGTGACGACGGTCGACGTCACGGCCGGGATCAACGCCGTGGACGGCACGCTCAAGCAGTGGACTCTGGAGAACGCCGCGTTCACCGATGCGGACGTCGGGACGTCGCTCGTCGTCTCCGGTGCCGTGAACGCCGCGAACAACGGAACGTTCCTCATCACGGCCGTAATGTCGGCGACGGTCGTCACGACGGTGCTCGGGTCGCCCACGTCGGAGGCGCTTCCGGTCACGGCATCGGTCACGTACCAGGCGGGCGGCACCGTCGGCGAGCTCGACGACGTCCAGCAGATTTGGAACGAGTACCTGACGATCGGCGCGGCCGTCGACATGGTGCGCATCGAGGAGGGCGACACGAACGACCTGGAGCGCCGCCTCGCCGGCATCCGCGACCGCGTGCTCAACATGGCCGCGAACCGCACGAGCGAGCCCGAGGCACTTCCTGTCGTCGAGACGTTCGGCGGCCCCGGCTATGACGGCTTCTGGGACCCTGACCAGGGGAGCGGAATTTGAGCTTCGCGCGCGACCTCGCCGGGCGGTTCCTGTCGAGCGAGAACGCCGAGTTCGCTGAGACGGGGTTCGTCTGGTGGCCAGTGTCGTCGTCGAACGTCGCGGCGGTAGGCTACAACGAGCAGCGCGAAACGCTCGGCGTGCGGTTCCTGAACGGCTCCGAGTACGAGTACAGCGGCGTCGACAAGGACATGGCGCTTGCCCTGCGCGACGCCACGAGCGTCGGGAAGTTCCTGCACGCCTTCATCAAGGGGCGCTACCCGTACGAGCGTGTCGCGTGATCCCGTTCAACCCGCTGCGCTCCGAGTCGACGCTGCTCAATCGCATCCAGGACTTGATCCGCCTGGCATTCGCGGTGTGCGTCTCCGAGGCCGAGCTTGCGGCGGCCATCGCCGCGATCCCGTCGTCGTCGTCCTCTGATGGTGTCGCCGATTGGTCTCTCACGGGCACGCGATGGTACGCTGTCGACGACACGAACGGGAAGGACACGAACCGCGGCTACTCGGATTCGTCGAGCGCCGACGCCGGAACGAAGGCGCTCAAGACGCTGGCGCGCCTCGCCGAGATCGTGCCGCGCACCGGGGCCGCGCGAAAGCTCGTCATCGTCGTGCGGGCGCGAGCAAGCAACGCGCAGTACGCCGACGGGCTCGGGTTCCTCGTCGGCCTCTCGGGCTACAAGGCGACCACGGTCGTCGCCACGGACACGAACGCGACGGCGGGCGCCGTGGCCTTCGCGGGCGACGCGGCCGACCAGATTTTTCTGGGCGCGCGGACGGCGACGGGCATGAACGCGGCGGGCTACCATCCGACGGGAGTTCCGACGACGACGAGCGTGCCGTGTCTGACGGCGGCAGGAGCCGACCCGGCGTTCCCGGCAGAGCCGGCCATCCCGCTCGGGACGCGAATGCGGTTCTCGTCGAGCACGACCACGGCGGCGCTTCGCAACATCTGCCGCTCCGTCGTGAGCGTCAGCGAGGGCGGCGGCGTCGGCACGGTTGTTCCGCACGCTGCACTACCTGCCGTGCCCGCCGCAGGCGACACGTTCTACCTGGAAATGCCGGGGGTCCTCGTAAACGTCGAGGGCGGCACGGGCATTCCTGGCAACCTCGGCCCGGTCGCGTCGACGGGCTCAAGCTCAAAGCTACAGATCGCCGGGTTCGACTTCTCGGCGGCCACGTCGTCTCCGTACGGCCTCAGCGGCGTGAACTTCGCGTTCTGCCGCTGGCAGGGCAACGCGCTGTTCGCGCAGTCGGACGCGTTCGTCAACGTCGCGTACACCTACAACGACGACGTCGCGGCCATCCGCACGGTCGGGAGCAGCACGTTCGAGGGGCTCGTCACGTCGCGTACCGGCGCCGCGACGTTCGACGCCGCCTGTGTCCGCCCGACGGGGACTTCGGCCGGGTGCCAGATCATCAGCCCGCTGTCGGCCGACGCCCAACTCGGGTGCGTGTTCGCCAAGGGCTTTCTGCTCGCCGATCGCGGCAACTCGCCGTCTGGCGTTGGAGCGGACGTGTTCGTTGGCTCGCGCACGAGCGGAGCCGCCCCGGTGCGCATCGTCTCGCCGTTCACAACGACGTCGCAGGGCGCGAGCGCGTGCGGACTCGCCCTCGTCGGCTGGCGCGGCACGCTCGGGCACATCGACATCACGGGCATGGGCGCGAACCCAGCCGTGCGCCTCGTTGGCATGTGCGATATCACGATCCCCGGAGACTCGTCGAACATCGCCGGTCTGACCGGGGCGACGGGAAACACCGACGTGGGTCTCGATCTGACGCAGGCGTTCGGGTCGCGCATCCAGATCCCCGTCAACTGCTGCACCGTTACAGGGACGCTCGGCGACGTGCGGCTGTCGGACGGCACGATCGTCACATGGGCCGTAGCGCGCGCAGGCGTCATCGACACGGCCGGCAACGTCCTGTGGGGCGCGGCCGGCACGAGCCCGCAGCACTTCACGGCCGTGGCCGCGGGCGCCGTCGTCGTGGCCTGGAACAACGCGCCCGCTGGCTCCCCGGCCGCGCCCGCGCGCTACGTGAAGATCCCTGACGGCGCGGGCGGGTTCTACACCTTCGGGAGCCTGACCTGATGGCGCTAAACGAGCAGACGGTCGACGTCGGCCTGTTGCCGATGAACCAGCAGGCCCCCGCCTCGGCCGGTCCGGTTGGCCGCGTCGAGAGCGTCGTCAACGGCGTCGTGCGGAAGTTCTCGCAGGGCAACTCGGGTCCGCGCCTGCGCATCGAGAAGCGCCCAGGGTTCTCGCTGCTCCCGAACACGACGTACTACGGCGGCGCCGCCACGACCGCGCCGAGCTCGCCGAAGATGCTCGCGTCCTGGAATGACCGGCTGACGATGGTCGCGTCGAACCGCCTCGTCGCGCGCAGCCCGGCGAAGGACGCATGGGAGGTGCCGGCGAACGCCTGGGGCGTTCCGGCCGTGGCGCCCATGCAGGTGCGGCGGCGCACGGTCTACTCGGCCTCGAGCGTGGCCTACGCGTCGAGCTGCGCCGCTGTCGGCAACGTCCTGTGCTACGTGGCCTGTGACGCCACGCTCGGCGCGCAGTGCTTCATCCTCGATGCTGACGGCACCACGATCCGGGTTCCGTTCGCGACCACGGGCGCGGCCGCCGCGAAGGTCGTCAGCGACGGGACGCGCTTCTGGGTGTTCTCGTACGGCGGCACGTTCACGGTCCAGGTTCAGGTCGTCGACACGGCCGGCGCGGTCCTCGCGAGCACGACCAGCGCGGGCGCCGCGAACTCGAATTGGGACGTTGGCTACCAGTCGACGACGGGCAAGGTCGTCCACGTCGCGCCGAACACTGGCGGCACGACCACGATCGTCAACTACTACTCGTACTCGTCGGGCATCTCGGTCACGAGCTACACGCCGACGACCGACATCGCCAGCGGCGTCGCCATGCTCGACAACCGGCGCAGCAGCACGAACATCTACATCGCCGGTCTCAAGCCGGGCGGCGACGTCAAGTGCTACGAGATTTCTGCCCTCGGCGCCGTGACGACGACCTACGCGACCGTGTCGACCGGGCTCATCGTCGGGAACGTGACGGGCTACGTGTCGAACGCGTCGTTCGATCTGCGGATCGCGATCTCCATCCTCGCCGACAACACGGCCGGCAACACGAACGCGCTCAACAACCGCGTGAACACGTACGCGCTCACGCACGCGGGCGCCTCATCGTCGGTCGGGTCGCTGCGCTCCGTGGCGCTCGTCTCGCGCGCGTGGGCCGACGACGAAGGCGTGTATCGCGTCCTCGTCGGCTACCAGAGCACGGCGGGCAGCGTGGGCACGACGTCGGACATCTCGCCGACCGCCGCGCAGCCGACGTACTTCGCAATGGACCTGTCTGCGACGGTCCCGCACGTCGTCGGTGAGCTTGAAATCGGCGCGGCCTACACGCTGTACGCGACGAGCCGCAACGGGGCGCACTACCGCCCCTGGTTCCTGGCCTCCATCGCGACCGACGACGACGGTGCGAGACACGTCGCGCTTCCGTCGCTGGGCGTGCAGACGGTGACGACGGGCGGGTTCACGGCGACGACGGTGCTCAATGACTTCCGCATGAGAGACAGCGCGCGGATGGTGCAGACGGCTGACGAGCTTCTGATCGGCGGCCTCCAGGGCGCGGCATTCGACGGCATGTCGCAGACCGAGCACAACTTCCACCTCGCGCCCGACGTCGTCAGCATCTCGGACACGGGCGCCGGGCTCATGAAGGCCGGCGAGACGTACCACTACGTGTACGTGTGGCGCGCTCAGACGGCGACGGGCGCGGTCATTCGCTCGGCACCGAGTGCAGTGACGACCGTCGGGCCGCTCACGAACACCTCGACGACGAGCACCATCGCGAGCAATCGCACGACGACGCACGCCTACGCCGTGTGCGAGGTCTACCGGACGTTCGACGCGACGGGCGGCACGACGGAGGGGACCGAGTTGCGCAAGGTCGGCGAGGTCGCCAACAACGTCGCGGCCGACACGCTGACGTTCGTCGACACGATGAGCGACGCCGTGGCCGCCGACGGCGAGGGGTGCTACGCGCAAGTGCTCGAGGACAACCCCGCGCTCGACCACATGCCGGCGCCCGCGTTCGCGCAGGGCTGCACGGCCGGGCTGCGCGCGGCAGTCGTTGGCTACGACAACGCGATTTGGTGGTCGGGCGAGCGCGTCGAGGGAGAGGCGCTGTGGTTCAACACGTCGCTGCGCTCGGTCCTGCCGACCGACGATGAGATCCTGTCGTGCGTTCCGATGGATGGTCGCCTCGTCGTGCAGTGCCGCCGCTCGCTCTGGGCGCTCCCGTACGGCAACCTGCCGAACGCGAACCTGACCGCGGGCTCGCTCCCGACGCCCGAGGAGCTTCCGTTCACGACGGGCACGACGGGGCCTGCGTTCGTGCTCCCGATGGGCGCCGCGTACTCGGCCGAGGGCGGCCTGTGGCTCACCGACCGCGGCCTGTCGCAGCGGTTCATCGGGGCGCCCGTCATGGACGACATCGCGCCGGGTAGCGCGGCGGCGGACATGTGCGTCGACATCGACCAGCGCCTGTACGTCGTCCTGCCGAACAACCCGCGCATGCCGGTGTTCGACATGATCTCCCAGGCGTGGACGATCTTCCGACCCGACAACGACCCGCTCGTGTGCTGCACCTGGCGCGGGCGTCTCTGCTACGCCGACAGCACGTCGAACGTGTGGACCCTCGACGACCCAGCGACGTCAACATTCCTCGACGGCGGCGTGTCTCCGTACGTGTTCACGGTGTCGCTGTCGTCGATGGGCTTCGGCGGCGCGTCGGGGTGGCAGCGTCTGTGGGGCGAGGAGATTTTTGGCACCTGGGACGGACCCCATGTGCTCACGGCCGCGTTCACGTTCGACAACGAGGGCTCGGCGTCGCAGGCGTTGACGATGCCCGTGGGCGCGAACCCCGACACGTACCGCTACCAGTTTCGGCAGGAGAAGCAGAAGTGCATCGCCGTCGAGATCGACTTCTCCGACGGCGGCGCGTGGCCCGACCTCGGCACGATCCAGGATGCCGGCTCGGTGACGATGATCGTCTCCGACGTGTCGCAGCTGGTTGTCGGGCAGACCTACAGCACGCATCTTGCCGGCGTCCTCGACACGGGCACGTTCACGGTGACGGCCATCAACCACGCCGCGCGGTCGCTGGCCTTCACTCCGCACGGGGGCTGGCTCCCGGTGGCCACCCACACGATCACGAACGAGACGACTTCCCTTGTAACGGGCAAGTCGTTTAAGCTGGAGTCCGTCGAGCTGCGAATCGGAGTCAAGCCGGGGGTCGGACGCTTGCCGACCGAGAGGAGAGCCGGTTGATGCCGATGTCCACGCCGACAGCCACGGGCCAGACCATCTACGGGCAGTCCGGGTTCACGCCCGCGCCCGCGAAGGTCGACAACGACCCCGCGCACATGGTGTTCGACCCGGCGAGCGGCACCTACCGCTCGTCCGACGGCAACCACATCTATCGGATGGGGCCGAACGGCCAGCTCGTCGAGTTTACGAACCCGTCGAGCACGAACCTCATCGCGCAGAACGACGCGCTGGGCGCCGGCTACCGCGGCGCCGCCGCCGACTACATGGCCTCGCTCAACGCGACCATGGGCGCGCAGCGGTCGCTCGCCGACGCCTACGCGCGCACCATCTCCGACCCGAACGCCCCCAGCGTCGCGCGCGCGCAGCTGCTCCAGGCCCTGGAGGCCAATCAGGCGACGCAGCGCTCGGCGGCCACGGGCGCATCAGGCGCGAACGCCTTCATCGCGCGCCGCAACGCGGCCAACAACATCGCCGCGCTCAACGCGCGCGCCGGGCAGGCCGCCGCCGAGCTTCGCGCGGGCGAGGTCGCGAACGCTCAGAAGGGACTCGCCGACGTCTATGGGCAGCTCGCGGGCGAGGCTGGCAACATGTACGGCGCGACGACGGGCCTCGGCCTCAACTACTCGCAGCTGGCGACCACGGGTCGTACGGCCGGCGACGTCAACGCGACCGCGCGGCGCGGCCAGAACATCAACCTGTACTCGGGCGGCATCGTCGGGGGCTCCTCGGGCCTGTCTGGGATTACGGCTCCGTCGTCGGGCGGCGGCGCGGCGGCGGGCGGCGGGGGCGGCGCGGAAGCCGCGGCGGCGGCAGCCTGATGGCGTCGGACATCTTCACGCCACCCGCGACGAAGCCCGTCACCTCGGGCGGCGGCGCCGCGCGCCCGGAGGTGACCTACTCGACGAAGCTCCCGGCGATGGGCGGGGTGCCCGAGCAGCAGGCCGAGCTTGCGACCCAGCAGGCCGAGGCAGGGCTTGCGGCGGCGCAGCAGGGGCAAGCGGACATCGACGCCGCAGCGGCCGAGCAGAACGCACAGAACGCGGCTGGCCTCCAGGCGCAGGCCGAGAACCACGCCCTCGACGTGCAGAAGTTGCAGGACGAGCTCGGGCCGCGTCTCAAGCGCATCTCCGAGGAGGCGGACAAGGCCATCGCGGACGCCTCGTCGCGCCACTACGTGAACCATTGGGCGCAGCAGAGCACGGGCACGAAGGTGCTCGCGGCCATCTCGTCGTTCCTCGGCGGCTTCGCGACCGGGCGCCCCGTGTCGCGCGCGCAGGAGTGGATCGACGCCGAATACGCGCACCAGAAAGCCGAGATGGACGCCCTGTGGCGCGTGGCCGAGGCGCGTGGGGCGCAGCGCGAGCACCTGAGCGCCATGATGGAGTCGGCGATGCGGAACCTCCAGGCGCAGTACGTCGCGCGACAGGAGGCGGTCAAGGCTCAGATCGACCAGCAGGTTGCGGCGCGCGGCACCGAGCAGGCGCGCGTCAACGGCGAGAAGCTGAAGGCCGAGGCCGACATGAAGGCGGCGGCGCGGCGGGCCGAGATGGCGCGCGGCATGGAGATCCAGATCATGGGGCACTCGATGAAGGCGCTCGGCGCGCGCGGGCTCGAGACGCGCAAGCTGAAGGACGGGCGCGTCGTGTGGAAGGACCCGGCGACGGGCATGTGGGAGGAGTTCATCATCCCGGGCCGAGGCCCCGCGACGACGCCCAAGCAGGAAGTCGAAAGGGCGCTTGCGCCGTGAGCCTCACCGACGACGAGGTAGCCGCGCTCTCGGACCCGGTTCCGGTGCCCGCGGCGGCGCCGCGCCCGCGCGCGGCCCGTGCTGGCGCGCCGAAGACGACCAAGCAGGTCCCGGTCAACATCCCCGAGGCCGAGATCCAGAAGGCCGGCGAGCAGGTCGCGCGGATGAACAAGATCACGGACGCACTCGGCATCGACCTCGACGCCGACGGCTCCGTGCTCCTCGACAACGCGAACAGCCGCACGCTGCACGAGGGCATCGACCCGGAGGTCTTCCAGGCCGCGGCCGTCAAGCGGTTCGTCGCCAACCGCAAGCGCGGCGAGAAGGGCGGCGGCGAAGGTCACATGTCGGTGTTCGGCGGCAAGGCCGAGCCCGAAGACGTCGGGTTCGAGTCGGACTTCGGGCCGTCCATGCTCGGGTTCAAGCCGGCCGACACGAAGCGTCAGGCCGAGGCGGCGCGGGTGTGGGAGCTGATCGGGCACCTCATCGGAGACGAGGAGAACAAGCGCGGCGAGGACCCGACCCTCTACCTGTACTCGAAGCACGCCGGGAAGGCGTCGAAGGACGCCGCGCGCGCGCGCCTTGCCGCGCGGTTCTATCAGGCGGCGCAGACCCTGCCGCCCGTCGGCAACGCGCCCGAGCTGGCCGCGAAGTGGCGACGCCTCGGCGACTACGTGCGCACCCTGGACCCCGCCATGCTCCACGGCGCCCACCAGTCGATGGGGCACGTCAAGGAACTGGCCGATAAGCACGCGAGCCCGCCCGTCGCCGCGGCCGTCGAGCACGCGATCCAGGAGCAGTCCGACCCGGAGCGGTCGAGTTCCATCGGCTCGTTCGCGACGGCGTTCCTCAACAACGTGGCGCCCATGACGGTCGCGGGCGGCTCGGCCATCGCCCAGCCGCTCGGGAGCGGGCGCACGACCGGTGAGGGCACGTCCTACATCCGGCAGCGGCTGTTGCAAGACCTCGGCGGCCTCCCTCCCGAGCAGCAGGCCGAGGCCATCGAGCGGTTCAAGGCCGAGCACCCGGGCGCCTACGCCGCGGGCGCAGTGAGCGGCTGGCTCGCCGACCCGGTGGGCCTCCTCGGTGGCAAGGCGTTCCAGGCCATCAAGGCGGCGCGCGCCGCGGCCGGCGCCGGCACCGTGGCCGCGAACGTCGTCCCCGCCGTTGCCGTGGGCGCCCCGAGCGGGGTCCTCTACGGGCGCTCGCAGGGCTCCGACAACGACGCGGCCAACGCCGCGGCAGGCGTCGCGGGCGAGCTTGGCGGCGTCGCCGCGGGGAAGGTGCTCGGGAAGGTCGCACAGGTCGTCGGCGGCGCCCCGGCGCGCGTCGCCGCGCGCGAGGCCAAGGCCGCCGCCGCCGACGCCGTGGAGGTCGCAGCCGAGCGGGCCACGGAAGCGCGCAAGATTTATGCCGAGGTCGCCCGGGAGGCGCACCGGCAGGGGCACGACGTCCCGCGACCGTTGCTGTTCAAGCGCGTCATGGAAAGGCTCGAGGAGAAGTACCCCGGCCTCCCGAAGAACCAGCCGCGCCGCGACCTGGACACCGGGAAGATGCTCCCGTCGATCAACGCCGAACTCGGCGCCGCGGTCGACGACGCGCTGGCCTCGAGCCCGTTCGGCAAGGCGCACGGAGCACCCGTGCACGGCGCCCAACCCGGCCCCGGGGCGGTCGCCGCGCACCCCTACGCCGCGCTCGCCAACCCGACCTCGAGCGCCGCCGCGAAGGCCGCGGCCGTCGCGCACGGCATCGGCGAGGGTCGATCTCCGATCACGATGGGGATGCTCTACGCCTCGGCGAACGCCGCGAAGGGGGGGGCCAAGCTCGATTATGGCATGGCGCAGCTCGTGACCGCGATCCGATCGGGGTCGCGCGAGAAGTTCGCGCAGGCCATCAAGGACGCGATCCACGACGGCGTTCCGTCGGCGACCATCGACGCCGCGACCGAACTCATGGAGCGCCGCCACAAGATGCAGCAGGAGGCCGGCCAGTGATCGACCCGGCCGAAAGCCTCCTCGCCGCCATCGGCGTGCGCCCCGTCGTCTCGCACTCCGTCGAGCGCATCGGCCCGAAGGAACTCGCCGAGGCCGCGCGCCTGCCGCAGACGTGCCACACGATGGCGCTCAACATGTGCCGGGGGCGCCTGGACTCGCTCACGGTCAACGACTTCGACCGCATCGACTACGGGCAGACCCTGCGGGACCTGACGCTCCCCTACGACGCCCGCCAGGTCGAGATGATGATCGCCGCGCTCCCGCTCGACGCCGCGCAGTTCGCGGGCTCGTTCGAGGTCGCGGCCAAGCGCGCGTTCGACTACCTCTATTCGCAGTTTCCCATCAGCCTGCGCAAGAGCCTAGGACCTGACGACAACAACACCGTGCCGCCGCGGCGCCTGCTGACACGGTTCGAGGGCATCCTGTGGCTCCTCGACAACCCCACGGGCGTGTTCAACCTCATGGCGAACGCGACGCTCACGTCAACGCAACTCGACGCGCTCCGGTCGGTCTACCCATCGTTCACGATGTACGTGGGCGAGGAGTGCATCCCGAATGCACTCGAAGAAATGCGCGTGTCCGACCCGAAGTGGCAGTACCCGCGCGTCGTCGGGCACGGCGTCAAGCGGTTCCTCGGGCGCCTACAGGTCGCGCCCGAACTCGGTCAGATCCTCCAGTCGAAGCCGAAGTTTCAGCCGATGGACAAGCCGGGCGCGCCCGCGAACGGTGTACTCTCAACGAATACCGCTCCGCGACCGGAGCGGCAGGAGCAAGGAGCATAGCGATGCACATCACTGGTTCTCGGGCAGTCGACAGCAACCCGGGGAAGTTCGTCGACTCGACGGCGTTTGCCGCTACGGCAACGTACTACTTCGCGATCGACACGGTCGACATGCTGTCGATACATCTTCACGTGGCGGCGGGCGGCTCGCTCGACGCGACGGTGACGGTGTCCGTCTCGAACAGCTACAAGCCCGGCTCCGACAACACCGCCGCGAACGCCATCGTCCCGTTCAACGGCGTCGACATCACGGCACAGTGCCTCGGGATCACGGCCATCACGGGCGCGTCGGCTCAGGACCAGATGATCGTCATCCAGCGCACGGGCTCTGCCTCGCGCATCAACGCGACGTGGGCGGCGGTGACCATCACACGGAACTCGGGCACCGGAACGCTCCAGGGCTGGTACCACGGCAAGCTGACGTAAGCCCATGTCGATCATCGCCGCCAACGAAGACAACTCGGTTCTCGCGCAGGCCATCCACCTGCGCGACCGGGGCGGCGATGTCGTCTTGCCGCCTCCCGACGCTCTCGGGATTCAGTGCATCGGCGCGACGCTCTATCAGGTCAACCGCGACGGCACGCTGACGGCGTTCGGCGGCGGGGGCAGCGGCATCACGGCGCTGACGGGCGACGTCACGGCGAGCGGAACGGGCTCGGTGCCGGCTACCATCGCGGCACAGGCAGTCACCTACGCGAAGATCCAGAACGTCGGCGCGCTTTCGATCCTCGGAAACTCGACGGGCTCGGCGGCGACCGTGGCCGAGCTTTCGGCCGGCACCGTGCGCACGCTGCTCGGGCTCGCGACGATCGCGACGTCGGCGAGCGCGGGCGACCTGACGACGGGGACGCTGGCGGCCGCGCGCCTTCCCGCCTTCACGGGCGACATCACGACGTCGGCCGGCTCAAGCGCGACGACTCTGGCGAATACCGCGGTCACGCCGGGCACCTACACCCTGGCCAGCATCACAGTGGACTCGAAAGGCCGGATCACGGCGGCGTCCAGCGGCACCGACACGGGCATCACGGCACTGACGGGAGACGTCGCGGCCGGGCCTGGCTCCGGGTCGCAGGCGGCGACGCTCGCGAACACGGCCGTCACCCCTGGCTCGTACACGAACGCGAACATCACGGTGGACAGCAAGGGGCGCATCACGGCCGCCGCTAACGGCTCGTCTGGCACCACCTACACGTTCTCGACCGGCCTGACGAACACGGCGAGCACCATCACGGCGAACATCTCGACGGGCGTCAGCGGTGGCCAGACCATCATCGGGGGCACGGCGGCGGGCAACAGCCTGACCTATTCGTCAACCTCGAACGCGGCGAAGGGGACGCACATCTTCGGCTCCACGTCAGGAATGGTCTACGACGAGGCCAATGTCCGCCTGCTCATCGGCTCATCTCCGTCGACCGACTCGACGTTGATTCAGTCGGTTCGCAAGGACTCAAGCGCCGGCACGTCTATCTCTATTACGAACGCGAGCGGTGGCACGGGTGCCTATGCTGGGTTGCAACTCGGCACCAACGCCACGCTGTTCACGGGTCCATACGTCGGCTTTTTCCTGCATGGCACGGGCAGCACGAGCGGATACGGAGCGGGCTCGGTTCAGTTCGGCCTCGGCGGCGGATCTGGAAACCTGCACTTCAATATCACGCAAACAACTGGCGATTTCGTCTGGACGAACGGCACGGCATCCAATCCGGCAACGGAGCGAATGCGCATCACGAACGCTGGCCAGGTGAAGGTGTCCAACTCGGCCTACGTGTCGTTCACGTCTTCCTCGACGGCGCGCGCGCAGGCCGACGGTCAGGTCATGGCCTTCGCCGCCACGCCTCCGAACATCGCGAGCAGCGCCAACGCGAAGCTCGACGCATACAAATGGGACGCCGTGACCGCGACGTTCACGGGGACCACGGCCGTCACGAACACCACGGGCGTCAACCTACTGTGCGTCGAGGCGCCGACCTTCACGGACGCGAGCGCGCTCACGATCACGAACGCCTCGACGCTCACGATCAAGTCGGCCCCCGTTGCGGCCGGCTCGGTCACCGTCACGAACCCCTACGCCATCTGGACGCAGAACGGTGCCGTGCGCATCGACGCAGGCACGCTCTACATGCCGAACATCGGAAGCACGGGCGTCAACGCCGGCCTGCGCATCACGGACACGGGTGGCGGCGGCGGCAACGGCAACATCGTCTGCGACTATTGGGTGTACGCGAGCGGCCTGTTTGGGTTCGGCACCGGGTCATGGGCCGACCTGTCCATCGGCGTCAGGACCGGCAAGGTCATGCACTTCGGCTACCTCGCGAGCTCGGGCGGCTCCATGACCGACGCGATGACGATCGACGGCACGACAGGGGCGCTCGGGTTTTTCACGGCGGCCAACGCCGGTGTCACCCAGCAGACGAGCGGCGCGAACCTCACGAACAACGTCACGAGCGGTGGAACGAACGACACGATCGCGAACTTCACCGACCTCACGATCTACGCGAACGACGCCGCGACGATTCGAAACGACATCTACCAGCTGGCGCGAAAAATGAAACAAATCAACGATGGTCTTCGGGCCTATGGTCTCTTCACATGATCATCTGTCCGCGCTGCAAAGAAGAGAAGGCGCTCGGTGACTTCTACGTCCTGAGGACGCGCGCATCCGGGCGCCAGGGATATTGCAAGGCTTGTCAGAAGGAGACCGTCAAGGCATCGGCGCGCGCGAACCCCATCCGAATCCGCTACGATCAGGCGCGCATTCGCGATCGACAGTCGGGATGGGAAACCTGCTCGCGGGACGAGTGGCGCATGTTCTTCGCATCAGACCCGGGATGTACCTATTGCGGCGCCCCATCGGCGCGTGGCGCCGACCGCATCGACAACAACTCCGGTCACGTCATCGGGAACATGGTCCCCTGTTGCTACCCCTGCAACGTGACCCGTGGCGACCGCTTCTCATACGATGAGATGATCTCGGTTCTCGGACCCGCGCTCCGCGCGATTCGTGAGGCGCGGGCATCGCAATCAACCAAGCCGTCCGACGGCCTGCGTTCCTTCGGCCTATTCACCTGAGGAGACTCCATGGCGAAAGAGTTCACGGTCAATCTGACGGGCCCGCAGCGCTGGGACCTGTGGCTGTTCCTGTACCGCCTCAACGGCGCGAAGCCGCGCGACAAGGACGGCGTCCGCAACCTCGGCGCCGTGTGCGAGACGTTCCGCGTCTCCGAGGTGCAAACGCTCGTCGAGAACCTCGGCGACGGCGCGAAGCTCGGGCCGAAGGATCTGGAAGACGTCGCCGTCGAGACGGGATCGGTCGACCTCAAGCGCCTAAGCGAGTACCTGTCGGCGGTCCCCGAGGGCGCTGACGCGGCGATGCTGCTGCGCCTGCTCGCCATCTCCGACATGCTCGACGACGTCAAGAACCGCAAGCCGCGCCTCGCGACGGTGCCCGAGGTCAGCCCGTGAGCAACCCGATCACTGAAATCCAGGACGTCGTCTATCTTCGATCGCAGGCCACGGCCGTGCCGGGGCTCGCCGGCACGCTCGCGCTCCAGTTCGTCGGCGGCACGGTCAAGTTGTACGACGACCTCGGCAACCTCGTGGCCACCGGGCAGGCCGCGGGCGCGGGTGCGCTGGTGTCGAAGGTCCACGCGGGCGTCGCCGCCGCGGGCCCCGTCACGCTCACGGGAGCGGTCGTCGGGATGCGCGTGCGCCAGGTGCTCACCGTGACGGGCGGCGTCCTCGTCGACTCATCGGCGCTGTTCGAGTCGACGATCACAGTCGCCGACCAGATCCAGCAGTCGAGCGCGAGCGACCTCAGCGGCGTGACGTACTCGTTCCTGTTGCAGTCGTGACCTGGCACCACGTCGCGCTCGTGCTGTTCGCGCTGGCCTCTGTGCTGGCGTGCGGACTTTCGCAGACGTGCGGCCCCTCGCTCCCGGCCGTCGTGCAACTCGCAACGGTCGTCATTTCTGGCACGCTCGGGCACGCGGGTGCGCGCATTACGGCGAAGCGACACGAGGAACCCGCGCGGACCCTGTTGCCGCGCGAGCCCGACTACGACAGTCAACCCGGAAGGAGACGCACATGATCGGTTTCATCAAGGCCCACAAGAACAAGATCCTGAACGTCATCGCGCTCGCCGCGCCCATCGTGGCCGGCGTGTTCTCGGGCGGCGCGCTGACCGTCCCCGTCGCCATCGCGGCGGCCGGTGCGCTCGCGGGGAAGCTGGCTGCGTCGCCGCTCAACCACGAATGAAGATCGGCAACTTCGACACGGCCGAGCTCGCGTGTCACGACCCGCGGCGCGGGTCGACGCCATACCCGCCAGCGTGGCTTGACGACGTGACGCGGGGGATTCCGTTGCTGCGCCTGCTCAACGCGATCCGCGACCTCACGGCGCACGCGCTCATCATCGTCAGCGGCTACCGCACGCCTGAGCACAACGCCGACCTCATCGCCGACGACACGCGCAGGGGACTGCACGGGGTCGCGTCTGGGTCGCAGCATATCGAGGGACGCGCGGCCGACATCCACTCGGTCACGGGCGCGCAGACCCCCGAGGAGTTGCACGCGCTCATTCACTCGGCCTATCTCGCGGGCAAGCTACCGGATCTGGGCGGGCTCGGGCTCTATATGAATTGGGTCCATGTGGATGTTCGCGAGCGCGTGCCTGATAACCACCTCGCGCAGTGGGGGCGAAGGATTCTCTAGCGCGCCGCCTCGAGCACGGCCGGCAGAAGCGTGCAGATCCGCCAGCACGGCAGGCAGCAACCCGTCGCCTCGTCGAGCGGCCCCGTTGACGGGCAGTGCGAGCACGTCTTGCGTGTCGCGGGCGAGCTCGGAGCGGGCGTGAACTTCGGCAGGCTCACGGCGCCTTCGGCGCGAGAACGATGCAGCCTGCTCTATGGAATAACCATTCCTCAATGCCGTTCTTCGCAAGCACGCGCGTCCGCCTGGCGCCGCACTTCTGGCATACGGCCGGCGTGAACCTATTGGTGTCGCGACGGATTGGCTGAATGTCGGGCATCACTTCACCTCCAGCACAGCAAGGGCGTTTCTGCACTCGTCTCGGTCGGTGGTCACACCTTTGTCTCGCTCAACTTGATCTCTCCCATGGGGCTACTCCTTGGCTCCGTAGTGTTCGACGGGTACACCCATGCGCCTTGCCGCGCCAACCATGTGCGCCGTTCCTCTGCCACCCGGGAACGCCAGCACGACGTCGGGCATGAGTTGCAGCATGGCGAGATTGCGCAGCGGACCCGCCTTCGGGCCGAAGGTGTCCCAGAGCGCCGGGACGCGACAGACGTGGACGCCGATTTCAATGGCCGCACGGTCAGCAAGCGAATCGGCTCCGCGGGCGCCGCCGTGAATCACGATGACGTCCTCCTCGTCTACATGCTCCGTCACCTTGGCCATGATGGCTTCGCGCACCGCCGCATAGTCGGAGTATTCGATTCCGCCGCACACGAGAACCTTCACTTCGCAGCCCCCTTCCGTTTCGTAGAACGCGCGGGCCCGAACCAGACGGGAGGCTTCTTGGTGGTCATGGGTCGCCAGTCATGTCGATGGTCACTTGCCCCGACGGGCTCTCCTGCGTGTTCGTCGAGTCGTCCGCCGTCGCACCGTCCAGCGGCTCGTAGTTGTCGTCGCAGTCCTCTCGCGAGCAGTCGCCGCGACGAATGTGGGTCTTGCAGAACTGCCGATAGGCGTTGCGATGCTGGTAATCGTCCGGGTGTAGTTTGTCGCCACGGTCGCTGAACGCCTCTTTGATGAGCAAGCGACCCACCGACGGCTTCGCGCAGCTCGGCTGGTCGCAGATCCCGGCATCCTCGGCCGCCAGGATCTTGTCGTCGATGCCTTCGTCGCTCCACTCGATGATCCTGCCGCCCGCGAGCGCCAAGGCTATCTGCATGTCGCGGCACCCGAACGAACGCACCTCGATCCCCTTGAAAGGATGAATCCACGACGCGGGGCACGTATGACCGCAGTCGAAGCTCACCTCGCTCTCTCCTTCGTCCTTGGACGAGTGGTGGACTCGCTCATTGCCCACTCCCATTCGTCAGTACAGCGCCACCTC